TCACGCCGTTATATGGGTACCTGCGGCAATAATTTGCACGTAGCTACTCGCGAGTGTTGACCAAGAAGTTGCCACATCTACACATATCAAGTCATTGAGATTCCCTGTGATAGTTGCTCCTGTGCCATTCACATAGCCGCCGCCTTCAACCCGTACGCCATAGCCAGTATTGCCAGAGCCAACCCAACCAACCCCTGCTTGCTCGGCGCGCATGCAAGACTCAAATTTGATGCCATCGCCTGTAGCATTACTTACAGCACACCCCGCATCAATAGACTGGCATGAAAAAAACCATACGGGTGTTGACGAACCACCTTTGGCATCAACATCGGTATCCACCTTTACGCATGAATCAAATTTGACTTTGCCTGTATCCATCACATTAGAATCAAACTCGACTCTGTTTGCAGCTTGGATAATGACACTTGCTGCTGCATCTACGTAACAGTTGTTGATGCGCACGACGTTGTCGTTTTGTGTAAGTACTGAACCATTTACATTTGGTGTATTAAAGTGGCAGCCATCGCACACAATCTCAGTATTCGAATCAGTCACAAGACGTGTGATTTTGACGCCTACAAATTTAAACTTGGCACTGTTTCTCGTGAGCGTAACAGTGCCGAGAATACTTGCAGCATCCACAATCTCAAACGTCGAACCTGAAGCAAGGCCAACAACAGGCCAACACGTAATGGCCGTTGTGGTATTGCTGCGAATACGCACCGCTGCGCCTGCACCACCACCTGCAGTGATGCGCAAATATTTGCCACGCAGATTATTTGCTGTCCAATTGGCTGCACCTGTTGGTTTGTTTAATGTGGTGCTGTTTGAAGCGCTACCGGCAATACCTGTTTGAACTCCAGAGGCGATTGTAGAAGGTGTATAGGTACCTTGAATCGTGATAATGCCTTTTCCTGAAATACCATCTGCCGTGAAATTGCCTTCGTTACCTGCTGCCAATGTAAACACAGCATCTGTATCTTGACGCTTGGCCACTGTGACATTCGTTGACAAAACGACATTTGGATTATGCACCGAGCCACTTACAGAATTGAGTGTGATAAATTTAGCTGGCTCAGACGATATTGAAACAACATTGGTAGGTGAACTTGTAAGAGTGACCGAAGTAAGAGGCGTTGATGCGAGTGCTACGAGACTCATGTCAAAATTCTCACCTTAAGGTTTCTAAAAATATCGATGCCACCGGCATTATCATTGGCTTTGATGTAGCCTGGATGTAATCCTTCACTTGGCAATTCAGACAGCAACAAACCAAATTGAAAATCACCATTGGGCCCATCGGTAATTACACCAGTTTTCGTAAGCGATATACCGCTCGTAAAATTCAATACCAAGGTCATGGTGTAGCCCGTGATATTTTTGCCAGTCCAAGTGCATTCCATCGTCGGATTACCTTTAAGCGTGTCGACCACAAAGACTGCTTCGTAGCTCATACGACATCATGCCTTGCTTATTTGCATTCCTGTATGCGACAAGAACCAACACCTACTGTTAAAATGCCTGCAAAATAGCGGCTGCCTGTGCCTGTATAAAAACGAAACAAAGTATTTGCTGACAACAAAAAATCAGTGGTTAAAGCAGTCGGCGCACTTGCTCCCCATCTGACAAAGGTGGCTGTATCACAAACCACATAAGCCATAACTGCCAAATCCATCTGGGCGCTGGCTGCAGAGGCAATGCCCGTGGTGATGTTGTGCCGCGCACCATGAGGTGAACAAGCACGTGTGGCATTTTGTGCTTGCTGCATACCGTAGGAGTCCATGCCGGCAAGTGCTTGCATGCCAAATACAACTGTAAAACCAATCAACAAACCAATAGAGATCGATAGAAAATAACGTATGGAACTACGCATCGCATTCTCCTACAACGCGAGCTTTTGCCCACGGGTGAGATAAGTTTCAGTGTCTATTTTGATTTGGCCGGACCTTGGCCTGACAGTTGGAGCAGAGCTCTTTTCTTGATTGGTTAGATTATACCCAGATTGCACTGACAACACAAATGAAGGTTGTAATGTTGGGTCTGTGGGTACTTCTGGGAGCAAAATACCAAGCTGAATTCTTTGGCTGTAATGAAGTTTTGTTTTAATTTCTGGCAAGCGTTCGATGAGTTCGCTCACAATGTCCTGATACATGCGGGGATAGACCGTGCGTAGCGAGTCGGCAGCTTCATGGGTAAGCTTGCCGTTCGTTAAATCATCCAGCACAGTTTGTGGTTCTCGCACCGCACGTTCGTAGCGTTCCCAGGATATAAGCTCGTCGTGCGTTGGCTGCCATTCTTTTTCAAACAATGTTGTAGGAGCTTCTGGTGGTTTGGGCGCTTTATCGTATAAAAAACGACTCGCAACAATGGCTTTTTGTTGTAATGCGGCTGCCAGTTCTTGATCGCTCTGGGCAAGAAATTCAGTAGCCGAAGACAATCTCTCTGCCATCATGTGTTGGTCGGCTAAATTTTCCTGCAATTCTCTAAACCGCTTGTGAAATTTTTGGATGCGGTCTTGTTGTGCTGGTGGTGCTGGTGGTGATTTTTTTGGCGTCTTTACACGTTCGCTATCGATACTTGTTGTGTCGGCACCTACTTTGGCCGCAATCAAAGCCGATGCTGTGGCAGTGGCCGGTGCGCCAAATGAGACTGCCTTGATAAATTTGTCGAGCTTTTGACCCAATTCATTGGCACTATCAACTGCCACCTTGCGCGCTGCAGAAATGCTGCTCCGTTCTTCAATGGTCTTGGCAATGTGCGCTGCTACACCAAGCCCACGCTCTTTGATGACTTTCGTGGCGAGAGCTGTAGCCACGGCACCTGGTATACCGCCAATCGTTGCACCAATGGTTCCGCCAAACATTTCTGACATGCCAAAGATATTATTGCCAAGCGACCGCGCCACACCTTGTTTTGCCAAGGGCACCAATGTTTCCATGGCACCATATTTGCGATTGGCCTCTAGAAAGTTATCAAGCAAAGTAGCGTTACCAGTAGCCTCACTTAACGCCTTGGCTTTATTTTCAATTTCCTCGCGCACAATACGCACAGCATTGATTTTGGCTTTATCAAGTGGTGTTTGTTTGGCTTTGTTGTATTTTTCTTCGATCAAATCATAGAGCATCTGTTTTTGTTTATTGGCTTTGTGAAAGGTCATGTCACCAATATCGTCGAACTCTTTGGCCAAAGTTTCAACTTGCGATTGAATATTTTTGTAACCTGCAAATTCTTGCATGGGAACTATCACTTCTTTGCGAATTCTGTCGGCGATGCCTTGACCTGTAACCATAACACCTGATTTTGATGAAGCGGCTGTGTCTAAATTCTGTACGGCAAGGGCGATGTCTTTGCCTGCAGATTTTTTGACTGTCTCAATATTTTCTAAGGTCTTTGTGCGTGAGCCACCCTTGTGTAAAATAGTTTTGCCAGACAGTGCTTCTTGCGGCTTGGTTAATTCATCGGCCACCTCATCGTAACGTTTACCAAGTTTGCTAATACGACTTTGGGTAGCTCCGGTACCGCGAATTGATAATTCACGACGAAGTTTAGTGGTGATGCCGTCACCTGCTTCTTCTGATGTTTTTGCTGCTTTCTTTAGGATAGCTGCAGCTGCTGGACGCACAGATTTCACAAGCGGTCCCAGAGCACCAAACGCTACACCCGCACCGCCACCAAATAATATTGCTGATTTAACATTGGCGGCAATCAGCTCTGCTGTGAGTTCTTTGTCTTCAAGAACGGCCTCATCAACTGCTTGACCGACACCATATAACGATGACTCTGCTGCGCCAACAGCACCATACCCTACAGCACTTGCAGCAATTTGTTTGGCAAGTGTCTTCTTTGTGGCAGCCGACAGTAATTTACCGGCAGCCCACTTGCCGACGCCGCCTGCAATTCCACCTGTTGCAAGAGCACTCCCCACAAGGCCAATACCACCACCAATAGCAGTTTCAGTTGGTCTGTGTTTTTCATAACGTCTTAATAACTCAGTGTCTGCACCAAGAGATTTAAGAATTTGACTGCCAAAGCCAAGTGTACATTCACGAAAGGCACCAACTGCAGCAGCTTTCACGCCATGCGCAACACCTGCAACTGATTGTTTTTCTAAATATTGATTAAATTCATCCTGCGTCTCAAGTCTAAAACCGCGTTTGGTAAGCTCTGGCATTTCAGAAACATCGACCATGCCATGTTTACCATCAGGCGCAACAACTCTGACACGCGGAGTATTCTCTGCGTCTGCATTAGGCGAATCGTATACATCAACCATGTCAGTCTGCCTTAAATGTTTTTGCCTGATATTTCTGGGTGTCCTTGGCGATACGAGAGATGTCATAGCCTGACTGACCAAGGGTTTCGATGAGTGCTGCTTCTTTTTGCGCAAACATCTCCTCTAAAGCATCCCATTTATTTTTAGCAGTACCGCCTAAATCTGAAAGGTTCGGGAAAAACCCGCGTATGCGCTCTTTTTCGTCTTCTGGAGCAGCAGCACCCGTAAGCGCCCGCAACAAGATTTCACTACCTGTGTCTTTGAGCTTGGCGTAACCTTGAGCGTCAGTGCCAGGTATAAGCTGCTTTGCGGTTTCACCTGTCCCCGTTGTAGCTGCCGCGTATTTTTCTTTCATGCGGCTAAGCATTTTTCTCCCTGATGCCAGCTCGCTTATTTGTTTCAGGGTTGCTTCATTGACTTGTTTTCCTTGTTTGTCTTTTGCAGATTTAGCAATTGTTTCTAAAACACGGGCATGATTTGCAGCCATGGTAGAGGCGGCTTGTCCACGTTCTTGTTCCGCGGCCAGGCCTATTTTGGCACGGTCAAGAATTCGTTGTTCTTGTTCCTGTACGTTTTGTTGCCGTAGGTCAGTCGTTATTTTTTGTGCTTCAAGACCAATTTTGGTGTCTTTAAATTTATTGGCAATCGCTTCTGCGGCTCTGGCATAGCGTTCTTTTGTCACCATCTTTTGCTGAACAAAAGCCTCTTGTTCTGTCATCCACGCTTGGGAGAATTCATTACTTTGCTGCAAGTAGGCATTAGCAGCTTTGCGATTGCGTTCGATATCGTCTTTTTGTAATTCAATGTCGCGGTCAATGTTGTCTTGCAGGATTTTAGCTGAAGCTAAAGTACCACGGCCTGCCATGGCTGAGCCAAGGACATCGAGAGTCATGCCAATTGCAGCTAAGATTTTATTGCTGGTTTTGTTCATCAGACGCTCCGGGTCAACTGTTCCTGCAGCAGCCATGCGATTGTAAGTTTCGTACTTCTTTCGCGCAGCGTCTGCCTCCCTGGTAAATATTTCCCGCTTTTTGTTTTGCACGGCATCAAGACGCGTTAGTTCTTTATCTTGTTGCTCAAATATTTCAGCCTGGCGCTTAACAACGGTCTTGTCGATTTGAGCTTGTTCGTTAATCGCTTTGATTTTGGCTTGGGTGTTAACTTCAGAAAGTCCTGCTAAATTTTCTTGGCCTTTGGTAAATTGCTCACCGATTTTGCGAACACGTGCATCATAGTTTTGTAACGGAATGTTATAATCTTTGATCGCACTGTCAGTAGATGTTTGCATGCCACCCATGCCAGCGCCAACAGCTGCAGAAGAACCAGATGGAATTCCTGGCTGAGCATTATTACCAAGGGCTGTTGCTGCTTGTTCTGGCGTCAAAACACCTGGTTCAGGTTGGCCTTGTTCAGCCTTGAGAACATTGGCTAAAATCCCTGCATTGTCTGCACCAGATGCTGCTGCAACTGGATCATACGATTCTCGCGTTTGTTGTTGCCCACGCCCCGCCCCAGCAAAATCAGCCATACCTTGCGCTTCGAGCTCTTCCTCATTTGCAAAGTAGGGATTTACAAACTCAGCCATTACGTCTTACCACTGGTTGCATAAGCAGTTGCAGCCTGACCGCCGAGCGACAACAAATTGCCAAGGTATTGGTTTTGCGCGCCAACATTGCCAGTTTGAATACCGAGCTCCATTTGTTGTTTGCGCCACAAATCTTCGCTTTCAAATTGTTGACGTCTAATTGCTGCTTCCATGGCAGTTTTATCAAGGTCTGCGATGCCACTTAAGCCAAAGCGCTGCATAGCATTTTGCTCAGCTTGCAATTGTAATTGCCTATCCATAAGCGATAGTGCCCCTTGTTGTGATTGACCAAGGACCCCTGCAAGTTGCGCTTGGGCTTGCTGTTGTTCTTGTAAGCGCATCATGGCTGCGTCTGCTGCCGTTGTTTGTCCCATAGTTGCTGCATTGGCCAACACCTGTCTACGCGCAACACCAGGTGCGCCAACACCACTTTTCATTAAAGCCAATTGTTGTGCCATGGTGTTGTCCAAGTTTTTTCGATACTGCATTTCAGCAAGACTTGGAGCTTGGCCGGAAGCTGAAGCCTGCAATTGGTTGGCTAAGGCAAGCTGGCGATTCATGATGTCTGTTTGATTTCCGGTGTCGAGTTTGCGTCTGCCTGCTTCACCCATGATTTGCTGCAGATAGGCCTTGTTCATCATCGCCTGATTAGAAAAATCAAACGCCCTTGGGTCATAGCCACCAGTGTCTTTAAATGAGCGAACGTTGTAGTCGACCTTTTCTGGACCACCGATAAGACCACTTGCCAGTTCACCAACAAAACCCAAAGCCATAAACGTTCTCCTTTATAATGTTGCTGTAGGCGCCTGTCTGAATATCCCAGGCTTCAAGCCTACTTGCACTTGCATATGCGACAATGAAAATGATTCTTCTGTGCCTGTGGGACTTGTGTCTTTGATTACGAGTTGCAGCGCTTCTACTTTTTGTCGTGCAGGCTTAAAACGTATTTGTAACGGCGCAGGGTTAGAACTTACAACCAAGGTCTTGGTTTCAACAATGGTACTTTCATCGTAGTCAACATACATATCGATTGTGAATGTGTGTGCAGCTTTGTATTCGCCGACAAGGCCTATCCAATAGGCCCGAAAATAGCCTTGAATGTCTTTGGGTCTAAACCATGCCGTGCGCAAACTAAACACATAGCTTGTGCCCGCATCGTCAAAGTTTAGCTGATTTTCTTTCCACGTTGTTCCATCAGTTTTACATAGAACATATGTGTTGTTCCATAAGGTGGCGCCAACGGCTTGAATATTGGGATAGGTGCTCCATTGATTAAAATGATAATTGTAGACAATCATGTCACCCGTATCCGAGGTAAATCTGACTTCGTTTTGGTCTTGAATGACAACGCTACTTGTAATGTTGCCTGTAACCTGGTCTTCTACTGCCGCACCAAAATGCGGTATTACATTAAGACTTCTATCCAATAATTCAATGCCACGCTTGGAGATAAAAAATACGCCAATCGATGTGACAGCAATAGGACTGCCGCGTACTGCACCCACTGGTGTTGAAATATTTCTTGGCTGTGTCATGCCACCGATACCTTGGGAATTTGGTGGCTCACCATCGCGGTAGTGAATACCGTTTTCTGTAAACACAATCAGCCTTCCATCCATAGATGCAAGTGAAGTCACTTTACCTGTGCCAACATCGGCGTCCATAAGCATGCTTTCGTCATTGGAAAATGCCACGCCAAAACCATCTGGGGTGGGCTTTGATATCCAGAGTTCGTTGTTACCAACATCAAGAATGACTCGGTCTCGATGCACGACCGCAGTATTCACCGCAGGTGGTGCAATATTGGCGAGTTCTCCACCTAGCGTATACAAAACTTCATTGTCCTGGATATCGGCATCGGATTTAGCAAGCCAGGCATAGTCAGTGCCACCAAAATCAGGATAGCCATAGCGGTAATAAGTGGTCCCTGCATTCAATGTCCTGTAGAAAACCGTACGAATGCTTGGCATTGCAAAGGCATTGGGCCCAGACATGGTGCCGGTAATAAAACTTGAATCACCAGGTGCGCTCGACCTGTGCACATAGACCAAAATCCGTTGTGTAGAGCCGCCAAGATTTAAAGTATGTGACAATGGCGCAGAAGGAGCAGACCTATGCACTCTGCCAAAAGCATCGGTATATTCAAAAATAGCTACAATGCTGTAGATACCATCGGACATACTGCCACCTGTGTTGATTTGTGCAGTAGCACGTAGTCTTGGTGGTTGGATAAATCCCAAAGGTACGGCATTAGCGCCGTCATAGAGCAAAGGCACGCCACCTGTCATAATCAGTGAATTTTTGTATTGAATGGCTTTGGGTTGCAGCGAAGAAGCCGTGGTATTGACTGCCATAAATTCATAAGCCCATTTTTCGATGCTGCGTTCAGTGACGACTGGAATACGTGGAATGGAATTGACTGTCACCCACGTTGGCAAAATATGGCGTTTGAATGTGGTACTTGCGACTGTTAGCACAACACCGGCATTACCTGCATAAGCACGCGCTACAACATGACCCAGTTCAGAAATTAATGCCACATACGGGTCTTGTGCATCTGGGGAGTAGCAGAGAATATGATTGTTACCACCAATAACAATAGGCCTTGAGCCAAGAACAGCTCCGTGAGTTAACGGAGACAAGGGTGCAGCAGAAATCACCCCTGCGTTATTAACAAGTACTGCTCTGACTTCATTGGCATATTGGTTTGCACCATCAAGCTGATAAAACCAATGAATATTGGTGCCGTCTGCTATGCCTGTGGCTTTTTCACATCTGACTCCTGCTGTAAGCACCGTTGCAGAATGGGTAAATGCTGGGACATGGGGCGCATATTCAAGCACATAAGTATTGCCAGCAGCACCACCGGATGTAAACACCACTTGGGCATGAGTTCCATCAAGTGCTACAACATCTAAAATATCACGAATCGTATCTACCCCAGTACCTGCATAAATGACCACTGGCCCCACAAAGCCTGTGCTGTCTACTTTGTAAGCAACGACATTCAAGGTCGTAGCATTGGTATGATAAACCAAAGTTGCAAATGTGCTTGTTACAAAACATGCATCCCAACCAGCTGGTGTAATACTTGGTGCATAATTGACAAACACCGGTGCAGTTTGAGGAGTGCTCGTATTCCAGGTAAATAATTCGATTCTGGAAAGACTGTTTACACCTGTAAGAATAAGTAATTTCGTACCATTAGGAATTACCCGAATGCGTGAGTAATAGCTGTGAACGGCACCTGCTACTGGAGTTAAAACAAACGCTGAATAAATCCAAGCGCCTGAAGTTAAGTCTTTGATGCTAACATAGGCCCCAGCATCTGGTGAATAGGTACTTTCAGGGGCAATGATGTGGCCAAAGACAAGATAATTGCCAACCACACAGGTATCGCAGGAAAACACCCCAAATTCTTCGTCATGAAAGGACCCCATCTCAGTTGAATAACCAATCGGTTCAAAATCAATATCGATAATTCGCTGCGTACCGCGCTCTGCCCATGCGTCACTGGCTTGGGTTCGTGAATACACTTTGCCATTGGCAAAAAGAATGACTTGGTCATCTAAACCATGAACACCGTCTGCAGAGGAGACAGTCCCGCCACTCAAGATGCTTTTGCTGATATTGTCAAAGCCAGGGCGTTTTTTAATAGCACCACCTTTGCTAAATTGGGCGTGCTGCAAATCTCGAAGTTTTCCAGGTGGTAGAAGTTTGGGATCGATTTTGTCGTCAATGCCTTCAGCAAACGGAATACCGATGTCGATTTTTTCAAGTGACATCAAAATACCTCAAGTTTAATGGTGGCATTGCCACTGGCTTTCAGAGGTAAGAATTTGGTGATGTCTGCCGTGCTTGAACTGTCATGATACACAACAACATTGGCGTTGATGTCGACAACCCGCCACCCTTGAAAAGCTCTGCCAAGGCCATGTTCGACAAGCACAACCGTTGTTGAAACTGCTATATTCGATATCAATCGCGTATCCAGACCAGGTTGAGTAGTCAGTTGTTTCGTAAACTCTTCAATGCGGTCTTGGAGTTGCTCGACGAATCTCTCTGGGTCACCACTTGGCGCTCTGTCGAATGCCCGTAGTGTCATGGATAAACATCCCCAGCGCCATCCCAAATATTATCAGAGTAATAGCGTTCAACATCTACGACTCGATGGGGTTCCGTTGCATCGCGATTAGCGGCCGCTTCTTCAATGCGACGTGTGATAAGACTTTTCTCTGCCATCAATAAACTTGTATCGGATTCTTCTTTGTCTCTGGCAGCAATGGCCGCGGTTATGACCATAAACTGCTCCCAGCTTAAGGCAAGTCTGTCTGAAACAATGTCTTGGTCTGTTGCCAGGCGTTCAAATTGTGGGATGTACCAAAGTTTTAAAGTACCTGAGCCTTGCGGTGTTGGGACAAGCTTCAATTTGTTGCCAATGGTTCGATACATGAGATTGGCAAATCCTGATGAAATCGTCGTAGTTAAAAACTGTCGTGTGTGACGCTCTTCAAACTCAAAGCGACGTAAAGCACAGCTTGTAGTATTTGACGCCACATGATCGATACCACGAATTTTCAAGAAATCAGACGGCAGAGTGTATTCGTCGGTGCCAGCCACTACAGATATGGTGCTACTTTTGATGTAGTAATCATCGCCAAATTTCGACACCAAAATATCATGTAATTCGCCAGCCGCAGCATTGATATAGTCATTCCATTCGGCGTCTGAAACATAGCCGGAGTTTTCCATGTCAGCCCGGCGCTTGGCCATGTTGCGCAAATCTGCAAGGGTTGTGGTATTGGCCATGGACGCATCCTTGTTTTCTCAGAACGTTAAGTTACCCGGTTTACACATTGCTCAACCATGCTGGTGAGTGCTTCGATAAATGCATCTCGACTGCCTTTTTTAAACGCTGTAAATACCTCGTCAGCAGATGCCTTGATGCCGCCATCGTCATCATCATCATCATAAGTGTCGCTTGTGTCTTTCTCTGGTTTTGCCTTGGCGACAATAAGCGCAGCCAAGGGTTTGCCTTTGAGTACAGACTTCATCGCACGTCACTCCTACGTAAGGCCAACACAAAGTAATAGGTCTGAGTGCTCGAAGGATTCGCCAATGCTGGTGTGGCGTTCACATTGCAGAACTCAACTGTGCCTGCTCCCATGTTTACCGCACCAAGCTGCTGGCGTTCAGCGCTGGCGGTGGTCAGACTTAATTTGCAATCGGCGTACAGCAACCTCGGGTATTTTTCTTGGAGAGTAACAAGGACTTTGCCGGTTGCGCTATGCGCAATGGTGTAGCCACGGCCAATGACTTTCGTGACAGTTGTCCCGTTCCAGCTAAATTCACCAAATACAAATTTCACTTCGTTTTCTAAAGCCTGAACATCTCTAAATATTCCCATGGGTGACCTCCAGCCTCGATTAACTTGGCACAGCCAAAGAATGGACTACACCGTTGTAGCCCGGCGCATTGCAGCCCAAGTTGAAATACGATGATGTGCGTAACTCTACCGCATCAGCATTGGCTTCACGCAACATCTTCTGGTCATTGTCACGGTCTTGGATATGTGGGGCTTCATACAATGAGTACAGCTTCCACGTGTCTTTTTGTAAGCAATAAGCCCGAGTCGCAGGACAGTTATGGTCGGCATAGACTTCTACAACTCCTGCACCTCCTTGTAACTTTATGCCTTCAAAAGATACACGCGCTGTAATTGATTTTTCGCCAGTATACTCAACTTTGCTTGAAAGAGATTTTTGCAGTTGGCGGTATTGAACGTGATTTAAGAATATACAATCAGGTCTACCTCCTTCGCGGCATATTTTTGAATCAATGTTGATAAGATTTTCTTCAATCGACGCATTCGAAGAACCATCCATGCGCAGGCCACCCAAACGCACTTTATCAACTGACCGGTCAACATTAAAATACAAGGTGGATGTTGGTGCTGTATCTGGGACCCAACCTTCAAGCCCTGCGCATTTTAAGTTTCTATCGCCATCGATATAAACAAAATCATTGACTGCAAACGCAGTGATTTGCGCGGTCCAGTTACTGTCGCTTTCCATGGTGCCTAAATCGCGGTCAATGGCCGTAATAGTAGCTGAACCTGCGCGCAAAGAACCTGTAGATTTCGCAGCTGCAGCCACAACTTCATCACCTACTTCGAAACTCGTAATGTCGTGAATACTTGAAAGTGTGAGTGTCGTTGTTGAAATAGTCCCGGCTTGACCTAAGGCACCTGAGCTGTCGCGAAATAATGAAAACGCCATCGAACGCGAGAGCGACAACAACGCACCATCGATATTGACTTTCGATGCACGTAAGAATGCTCCTTTGTCATCTTCAGATGCAAGCATGGTCTCGCGGCTAATCGATGCCAGGCCGTAATCACTGACACGTGTCAGCTGAAAAACCACTGAAGACGATTGGCCTTTGTGACCAAGCGCCGTTGGGAAATCAGCTGACCGACCACGTGTTGTTCCATGAATCACGGGGATAGGTAACACATCACCAAAGAATTTGGTCATCTTTGGCACCATGGCAAAAAATGGTTCGTTACGCGCCACAAGATTAAAAATGCGTTGGTCGGTGTAATATTCTTTTAAGAGTGCCGCATAGTTGGCGAGTGTCTGACTCATAAGGTACCCCCACAACATCCAAAACAGGGGGAACCTACAAAATAAGTCTATCCCCTGTGGATATTGGCTTTGCGCACCAGAAAGTCGAGGGCGTCATCATCGCTCATTTCATCGATTTTGAGCGTGCGCCCCGGAGTTCGGTTCGCGTCATTGGTTAAAGTTTTGTTATTTTTTACGCCCTTTAAACTTGGGCTGTCAGAATTTACCTTGGGTGTCTCTAGAACTTGAGACGTAGCAGAAGAGGCCGTTACCTGTGCCTCACTATTCACCTCAGTATTTAAATGATGCACGAATGCAGCAATGGCGTCAAGTGATTCTTCAATGGTCACGCGCTCTGGGTGCATGCCTTTGGCAATCAGTTCTTGGGCCGTGAGCACGACTGTTTCAGGGTCATCAAACCCCAGTTGTTTGATACGGCCATATTTTTGTGGATTTGCGGCAATGACTGATTGAATGGCATCGCCATATTGCGCAACGGTTTGTTTGAATTGTGTTTCTGTTGGTTCTGGTTGTTGTTTGCGATTTTCTTTTGCTGCTTGTTCTTCGTGCAAACGCCGTTCAAGTGCAGCAATGCGCATGTCGGCAGTAGGTTTTCCGTCTGAGCCATGAAAATTGATAATGTCTGCGAATGTTACCCCAAGCGCGTCTAGTGCTGCTTGTGGGTCAAGCTTGGCATTGCGTTTGAGTTTATCAAATTCTAGAAGTTTGCTTTCTGTTTCTTTGATTTTGTTTTCACGTTCAAGGATTTTGCGCTCACGTCTGGATAACGCTGCAAATCTGGCTGCGGTGCGTTTTGATTCTTCGTCTTCGGCAGATGGGATGATGGGTGCTTCTGGCTCTGTTTGGGCTTTTACATCAGTCTCTACCTTTTCTGTTGCCTCGTCATTTGCAGGTTCTTTTGCTTGAATAATTTCATCTTGATTTTTTTGTTCAATAGATTTGTCAGAAACATCCTTGATCTCTAGCGATGCTTCAGTTGCTTGTTGGGTACCTTCAGCCAAAACTGGTGTTGCCATGGGCTCTTCACCAATGAGCTGCGCCATAGTTGGCTGGGGTTTTGTCGACGTATTTTCGGTTTGAGTTTCCATTGACTGCTACCTCCTGTTTGCGTTACGCAACCACCGGTTGCGGTGATGGCGTTGGTGGTGGAACGGCAAGCGTATTTACATCTTGCGGCATAGACGGTGACATGGGTTGGGATATTGGTTGCGGCATTGCAGCTGCTTGTGCCTTATCCATATTCTTCTGCAACTCAACTAAGAAATCTCTCAATATCTGAATACGCTCCTGGGGAGCATTAGCGTTTTCAGCACGCGTGATCGCAAGCGGCAACACACGAAATGCCAGCTCTGCTTTGATAAATGGGTCTGGACGAATGGCTTTGCCTTTATTAAGTGCCATCTCGACAATGAGCTTTAGCCTTTGCATGGGTGCATTCAAATAACTTGTGACCGCATTGATATCTGGGTAATCAAGCAAATTGGCTGCTTCTTCTTGTGGGATAAATCCATCATTGATTAAATTTGCCGCTGCTTGGTATTTACCTGCTGGTGTGTCTGGCAAAAAGTTAGTCGGGAAGATTTTCATGACAAAGCCATCTTCGCGGCCTTTGATATCCGAGAATTTAATTTTTTCTGCGCTCTTACTGTCGCTCGTCACCACTTCAAGACCACCCTCAAGCTCATTGTCCAAATCTTCTGCCAAATCCAAAATACGCCGGGACGCTTCCAGAAAGAAATCTTCCCAAGCAATGGCAACTTGTGCAAAGCGTTCAGTTTCAATGTCGTGATATTCTAAAAGCGCTTTGCCGCTGTTGAGCCCTGCTGGTTTTTTAGAACCAGCCGAAAGCTGACTGACACCTGCAATTTCATAGGCTGTCTGCATCAAAAACTGTAAATATTGCAAACGCTCGCCGCCTAAATTACCTGGCGAATACACTTGTGGAGGCGTACCTGTGTATTCAGTAATGCCAGCCAGTTCATTATTCAAATGGCTTTTGACAATCTTGGCGCCACGTTCAACAAAGTACTTGGGTTTAAACATATGAAATGAACGCTGAATATCAAGAGCGGTTTTCGATATCTCATGCTGAATGCCTTCAAGCTGCTCAACTAAGCCTTGACCCCAAAAGCCTAAAACAGGCTCTGAGAATTTGAAGGGTAAAAATGGCGCGTATGATTTTGTATATTCTTCCTCAAGCAAGGTTTCATTTTCCGTACAAATGACATGCAAGCCTTTGCTATCACTCTCATCATCACCTGACGCCAAATACCAAGCCTCAAATACTTCCACATGTTCAGACACAAGTTTGTTTCCGGTCATGCGCATTTCTAATTCATTGGCGGCAATGATTTTGTTTTTGTGTTCCGGAAACTGCTCAATCAGTTCTTCTTTATGCACAGGCTTGCGGCGAAAAAAACTGCGAGGATTGCCGTGGACTGCATCGAGGTCGTCGATAAAAATCTCACCAGGAAATACCCGCTCTGCACATAACTTCTGTCCGTCTTGCCAGAGGTGCAAGAGACCAGCATCAAACACACAGGCGTCACGAAACACAGTGGTGGCGATTTTATACAAATTCAGTTCATAAAATGCACCGCTGATGAACTTGGTGCGTTTCTTGGCTTTCTCTTGCAAAGACCAATCACCCTCGTCGGTTAGAAATACGGTCTTGGGTTTGTTCTTGGTGATTTTGCTGGTAAGTGTATCCGTCATAGACTGGCAGACGTTGTAGAGAAGTTTAAAGTCACTTGTGGCACTGATACGGCTGTAGGTATCAATGCCTGTACCTAAAACATTTCTGTCTTGGTACAGGCGAATGTGTCTAACATTGGCGCGTTTACGATAGGTTTGGTTTTCATGGATATTGCGTACGGTTGAAGCAATGGCACCGGCCTTGTCATCCTCTTCCCACCAACGCGTGGTGTAAATTTCTCCATCAAAGCTTGGCATGCAATTACTCCTACAAACTTACCGGGTAATCCATGGAGTCATCTAAATCTGGGTCGTCAGTGTTGTATTGGTTTTTTGCTAAGGTTTGTGATTCTAAAGCTACGGGCTCGTGATTAACCACTGCCGATGGATGTAGGTTAAACTCTAAACCATTAAATTTGAGATGTAACACACCACTTGATTTGGCAAAGGTGATTAATTCCATGGCTTCACCAATCTTCAGTGTCTGCAAAGTCAAAGACGGTGCTGTCATTTGTGTATTCAAAGGGAGACTTGTCCCACCAGGATTGTTTTTCTTCATGTTGCATTTTCTCCGCAAGTTGCCGCTCGATCTGGCGGGCTTCTTCTGCAGGGCCGGTAGGTATGTCTAATGCCGGTTCGTAGAGGTAGTGTTTGCACTCCCTATAAGCGTATAATGCCGCATCTGCCAGGTGATTGGCAAATCTTTCATCTTCTTTTTTACGGTCTTCGTCCCATTGCAATAATTTCCATTCGTCAATGAGCTGTGAATGAATCAGCGCCTTGACTCGGCCAGCACGTAAGTCGCCGTTTAATAGTTCGATGTTCGTAAACTTGGCGGTTTTTTCTGCTGGCTTGATAGCAATACCAAATCGTTGCCGCAGCTCCATGGCAATAGATTTGCCTAACCCTCCGGTGTCACAAACAATAGATGTAAAGTTGTAGCGTTTGTCTAACACTTGAACCGCTTCACCTATTTCAGTAGGTATCATGTGTTGCTTTTTAATCGACTCGCCAAAATAGACATTGGGCAAGTCGCGTGAGAATGACGCAACTTGAAATGCGGTTGCGTCTTCAAAGCCTAAATCAATGCCAAGCACATGTTCCCAATCTTCTCCATCTGGCAATACAACATAATCATTCAACCCTTCTGTGTAGCGATACACCAGGGAATCAATTGACCTCACCCATCTACCACACCATTCACGCAAGTACGTCGGATGCTCTTCGTCCCAACCTTTGACACGCATGCGTTCTTGCAACCAGGCTTTGGCATGTGGAATGTGCGGGTTTTGTAGTACGGTCCACTTGTGGATAGACCAGCCTTGATTTAGGTCAGTGGTTATTTCAAAGAATTTGCCAGCGCATGCAGCGTTCGGGGTACCAATCATACACATGGAGCCATCCAAATCGAGCATGGTGGGCTCTAAGATATCTTCGATTAAGTCTGTAATATACGCACCAAACGACGCGCATTCATCAAGCACTGCAAGCCTAAATTTATGGCCACGTAACTTTTCAATTTCGGCACTGTCTTTGGCACCCGTGAGCCAAATCTGCGAATTGTTGGGTAAGGTGGCTTCAAGCTCGACGTTATTGAATTCGATATTGAGATTAAAATAGCGGTTGAAACGTTTAAGCTCTGCCCAAATTAGTCTCCGTGCATTTTTGCGACTGAGCGTAATATAGACACTGATGTTTTCAGGATAGAGCAACGAGACTATGAGCAAATAGGCACACACTGCATAGGTCTTGCCAGCGCGGCGTGAACAAAGGCCGGCTTTTCTGCGTGATGAATCTTCAACAAAGGCCAGCTGCTTATCAAATAACTTGCCTTTAATTTTATGGGCTGTATCGGTGTCGCCTGTAAATAAGAGATTGCGCTTGGCGGCTTCACGAAGAACGTCGTCTGGTGGCAACACCCCTGTTGTTGCAAATGAAATCACTGCAGTAAATTCACGCCGATGATTTGGCTTGTATCAATTGGCGCTTGTTGTTGATCGAGTAAGGCCACGAGACTTATTTTGAGCATGTCGTCTAAATCAGCATCGTTGTGTGACTTCATGATGTCGTACAAACGCTTTGGGATATTTCCAGGATCGATCAATAAATCCATACGCTTAAGCCAACGTGGTCTATTGCTATTAGATGGTACTGGACCAACACGTAGTTCTACTTTGGACAAGCGGTCTTCTGGAAACCATAGGTAGCATGGATTACTTACATTTCTTTCACCGCGGACAAGGAGTTTCCATATCGTGCGCAACACTCCCTTGAAGGCACGGATGCTTTCAAAATCAATACCGCGTTGACCATGTTGCGAGACTTTGCCGCGCAACATATAAGTTGGCCTTTGGGATTTTATCTCTTCTAGAAATTGTTTGGTTTTGTAGTCTTCGATGAGTTTGCGTTTAATATGCGATGGATCAAGTGTGTGGATTTTACTGGTATCAGCATGTTCGTCTGTTACAAGCTCACTTGGTAACTTGCGTAAATCTTTGGCAATCAGTCTTCCTTTGCCACGAAATTTCTTGGTTGCAACAATCTTGTGGTTGCTGTCGAACTCGGCCATGGTTTCTCCTGCTGGGTGTATGTGTTGTTGAGGCAACCTGCCGAATTCAAAATGAATCGAAAATTAAATTATGCTATGCAGCTTTGTTTGTGCGATTTGTTTTCTTTGTAGCTGGTGATGGTTCTTCCAGCTGTTCGTCTATCACCATGTAGGCAATATTGGATGAAGGCACGAACACGGTTTCAGTGTCGGTGTAGAACATCAAACCTGTATCAGTCTCTTTGATTTTTAAAGACACAATGCGTTTGAATGTATCAGCACTTACTGTTTCAAGGACACTGATGCCGTTTTTATGCCGAACATTCACTGGTGTTTTCAGTTTTACTTCTTTTATCATCATCAAGACCTCCATAAAGATAAAGGGGGTAAGGGTTGTGAACGAGATACTGTTTTTTCTTGGCATATTTTTCAAGCCAATGGGTCACATGACACAAATGGTGCAATTTATCGCCAATCAATATTTTACCGAGACCAAAGCCACGAAAAGGTTTTTTGACATACGCATAGTGAAACACTTCAAGACCCTTCCAGCGCTGTGAGCACACCCAGCCGTAAAGATGGTTGTCGTCTTCTTTATCACAAGCAATCATCACCTCTGATTGTTTCAACAGACGGTCAACCAAAGCATGTTGATTGGGGAAATATACAGCAGGCGGCACAGATTTAGCCATCTTGCTTTCTTCGCGATATGAATGCACCCAGGTGTGTGCAACAAAAGGGAAATCACCCTCGCGTGCTGGACGAATATTGACTGGCAGTTCAGTGGACACTTGAGTCCTCCAAGATAGCTTCAAGTGTGGTGCCTATTTCCTCGGCACGTTTCTTTGCATACGCCAAAGCGCCAGGTATATGCGTAAGCAGTTCGTCGTCGGATAAATCTTCAACTGTTTTCATTTCAATTTTATCTGGTACTTTACCCCAGGCGCGTTCAAGGACCAACTCAGCTGCTTTTATCGCGGCGTGTTCATTGCTACTTGCCATGATTTTCTCCAGAGCCTTCAATGCTTGGGGAGTAAGCTCACGTGCCAGTTCTACGACTTCTGCATAGGCTTTAGGCCTGCCACCGGGATTACCTGATTGGCCTTTTTTAAAACGACGCCCCTCAGGCATTTTACGAGGCATCTTGCATGCCCCTGTTTTATCGCTGTTCTGAGCCATCATGGTGTTACCTCAGTCAGTGTAATTTCAACCCGTGGATGCAATGGGTCAGAGAGACGCCTGCTGCCATCATGGCTAATAATGCATGAGTCATTTTCAATAACACCTGCTTTTTGTAACGCGTCTTGTGGAGCTTCGTAGAGATTACTTGCATCACAGCGTTGATTTTTGCCTTGGTAGCTGACAATTTTGGCGTTGAGCTTGGTTGTCTTGGGAATAGGTGGCTTGTTTTGCCACCTGGCTTTTAATTCAAGTACTGCCTTATCCTCCCAGCGTTTATACAAACGATTGGCAATTAAAAACAAACGGGAATTTCGCTTGCGCGCTATTTGCATGGAGTTCTTTTTGACCACAGGGCGTCCAGTGATAGTCAGCTCAATGGGGAATTTGATCTCTGCCATCGGGTGCCTCAAATCTTCTCCCAATCATCCACCGGCGGTAGCTCAGAATCGTAAGGTTCCTGTGTGTCTGTTTCTTTGTCCTTGGTTTGTGATTCGGCGCTGCTGAGAAACACCACCTCTCGTGCAACAACTTCAGTGATGTACCGCTCGGTTTTGTCTTTGTCTTGCCACTTACGTGTTTGCAGATGACCTTCGACATATGCCTTGCGGCCTTTGCTCAAGTATTGCGCACAAAGTTCGGCAAGTTTTCCCCAAGCAGTGATGCGATGCCATTCAGTACGTTCTTGGCTTTTGCCTTGTTTGTTTTTCCAGGATTCACTGGTTGCGATACTAAAATTACATACTGGTTGACCCATGCCGGTAAAGCGCAGCTCTGGGTCTTTGCCGAGATTACCAATTAGAATTACTTTGTTGATTGAACCAGCCATTATCTACCTCCATTTCCGATGGGATGTTTGTCTAACAATGCGAACAATTCTTTGAAGCGTTTTAAGCCAATTTCTTGGGGTGTATATTCATCTGGCTGCAAACCAAGTTCTTGGCTTTCCCTGCGCCATTTTTCTGCAAGTTGCATAAATGGATTATCAAAAGGCAGTTGTCTTAGATCAGGTAGAGCTTTTCGTCCCCGGTCTACGCCAGATATCACCTGATGTTTGTCTTTCTCACGAGCAATCAACTTGCATAAATCCATCAGTTCACCGGCGGCAGGAAAGAACGTTGGATTTTGTGAAAGGCCTCTACTCATCGCGCGAAATACGACATCACGGTCAAACTGTTTAAGTGCCGAAAAATAGGCTTCAGCAATCGTTTCAAATAGATTTGGTTCTGGTGGTTTTGGATAACATAACCGAAATGCCATGAAGCGCTCGAAAAAATCGGCTCTGTCTGCGCTAAGCATTTAATTCTCCACGCATGAGCAGTGGTGCAGCGATGATGTCGTCATCATGGCCTCTTGATGAAAACCGCATGGCCGCAGCTGCCAACTCTGATTTAAATTTCCCAGGACCCTTTGGTTGAGTGGCGAGAGCTTTGAATCGTTCTACTTTGGAACTATCCCGTACAATCAACTCTAGAGAATCGTAGATTGCACCATCGTCGTTGTTGCCTTGATGAAAATCTGACCGGTGACAACCGTCAATAGCAAGCTTGAGGTCTTCGACTGATTTTCCCTCTTGCAAGCGGTCTCTGATTTTTGTCCATTCAGTGAGACGAGAGTTTGGATTTTTGTGACGATCAGGATGGTAAGTTTGGTAATGCAAAAAAACATCGAGGATATTTTCGCGATAATTTTCTTTCTTATCTTTTCTCCTCTTATCTATTCTTATCTCTTCTTTTCTTATCTTATCTGGGACGGGACTGTCGTGTGACTGTCCCGGGACATTCTTGGGACAATTTGTCTTTTTTGATTTTGTTGTCTTTGGGCTTCTCTGGGCCCGTTTACGAAGAGTATCAGCGTAACTTCCTGTTCTTTTTTTCCATCCATGAATTAAAAAAACATCATTATGTTGATCAATGAAACCATGTTCAATACATGCGTTGATGAACTGTTTTGGAGCCCCTTTCCAGCGAATTATTGTCTCAATTACATCTGTCTCAAGTTGTCCCAGGACACCGTTGGGACAATGTCGAATAGACCAACTCCATAATCTTGCAAGCAACCCAAAGACGATATTTTCATCTTCAACTCCAAGATTCTGGGCTAGTTTCATAATTTTAACATCATCGCAGAAAGTATCTTCTAATTTGCACCAAGACATGGCTTTCTCCTCACATAGAACTGTTGCGATTTGCCAAATGATTTGCAGCTGCCTGTTTGATTTGCCGAAAACGGTTACTATATGAAGCTGCCTCTGGGTTATGTTCGAGCCAGTCATGTAGCATTAAATTGTTGTCTTTATCGTGTTCAAGCAAACCACATGAAATCAAGTCGTCAACGAAATGATATTCAGGGCCTTCCCAATCAGCTGCCATTTCTATCTGAATTGAGGACATATTGCTGAAAACACCGTCAGGTTTATATCTGGCTGCATGGCTCCACAGAACCAGCAAAGAATAAACGCCTTCTTTGCCAGCCCGCCGTTTGAGCATCTGAATTTTGGGGTGCGTATTAAAGCCGGTTTTTACACGAAAATCATCCATGACATTCTATCTCCATTTCATGTCCAGTATTGGTGGACATGTCTGTGTTGGTTAAAATTGGTTGTCCATTATTTTCATGATGCTGATTGTTGTCACGCCACTTGATCCAATCGACAGGCAACACACGGCCATTTGTAACCATGGCGATTTCAAGCTGTGAGTTTCGTGACGGAAAAGATATGCCAGTAGCCCAACGACTTACATGACTTTGCCAAGAACGAAACCCTCTTCTTTGTGCCAAGTCCCTGGCAAATTGTGTTTGAGTCAGGTTTTGTTGGCTAAGGTAGACTGCAAGTGGGGTAGGTATACGTTTCATGGCTACAAAATAATCTATGAATTTAGTAATATACAGTCAAGTATTATTTTCATATAATAATGAAATTAATGATTGATTAAGCTATTGCGTCGAATATAACTAAAGTATTAAATAGTACATAAGTCATGTCTCTCTTGGGGTAACAATACGTATGAATGAAGGTAACCAGCCAACGCCAGATTCAACCCATATTGGCGTACGTTTGCGTCAAATACGCGAGGAACGCGGAATTTCACAAAGTACCTTGGCTAAACAAAGTGGTTTGTCACAGGCTGCTATTTCACGCATAGAAGCCTGTGAAGTAAGCCCTAGTATTTCTACGGTACGTGATATTGAAAAAGCTTTGGGTGAACCCAAAGTGAATTTACTTGTCCCTGGTAATGGTCTTGTTGAGCATATGCTTCACGAGTCTTTAGAAATATTCTTAAATTCGGCGCTTGGTAAAGCATTAAACCTCTCTCTGGAAGAAATAGATGAAATTCGCTCTCTGCGTTGGTTTACGCCACAGGACGAGCTCCCTGGTGAGCAAGAATGGCTCGATTTTATTCGGCTGCGGCGATTTATGCGCAAGCAGCGTCGGCAAGAACCAGCACAAATTTAATGCAGCTGTGCGTTTTCTGCTGCGAGAAATCTTTTGGTACATTCAAACACATATTTGTTTTCTGACCACGATCCCCGGTCGATTATCATTATAATTTTAGAACATACCAAAACAAATCCTGGTTGAATACTGCCATAGGGTGGTAGAATTTGTAGCTCATATTCGTCATAGTTGACTGATACTTCATCGTTATTTTCTGTTTTACGTTTAGGATTTAATAAATATTTCATGGTAGTCACTGAACAAAAGTTCATTCGATCTAGAGTAATCTTGAATAGAGATCAAGACTGAACAATGAAAAAAATTTAGTTAATTATTAAAAAAGTTATCAAATACGATTGACGAATAATAACTATTTTCATATAATTAAACTTCTATGGATGAATTAGTCTCCAAAAACATTGCTTCCGCGTGGGGCGCTATAACGATTATCGATAAGTATCGCGCACTTACAGTTCGTATTTGCACAGATGAAGATGGTAAGCCGACCCAAGGCGATTTGGAGCAATACTCATACCTCTGGAAATTACTCCAAGGTGCCGATCCAATTTTACTGCGAAAGTTTCGAGTCTATCACAAGAATAATCCCCACATATACGAACAATTCAAAGAACTTTCGTTGGCAATGTTTCGTTCAGGACGTCAGCATTACAGTGCCTGGTGTGTCATTAACAAAATCAGATGGGACTATGACTTAAAGGTCCAGGGCAAAGACAAGTTCAAAATATCGAACGGCTACATCGCATTCTTTGCACGTATGCTCATTGCTGAGCACCCGGAGATCGATGGTTTTTTTCAACTCAAGAAGCTTGGAGGCAACCATGACACAAAATAGTGCAATCCAGATTTTTAATTTTGAAGCCAATCAAGTTCGTGTAGTTTTTGACGACCATGGAGAACCTTGGTGGGTAGCTGGTGACGTTTGTAAGGCTTTGGGGCTTGAGAATACAAGTAGGGCCGTAAGTCGTTTGTTATCAAATGAGAGGGGTATCATTTCAATTGACACCTCCTATAAGGGTATTACTTCAAGTAATACCCCTGGTAACACACAACATGTTATAACCATCAACGAATCTGGCTTATATAAGTTGGTTCTTGGTTGTCGCAAACCAGAAGCTGAAAGATTCAAAACATGGGTGACAAGCGAGGTTCTACCGCAAATCAGAAAAACTGGCGGCTACAACATCAATAAGCCAGCCCTGTCCATTAATGCCCGCGACCCATTAACCGTTAATAACTTCTGTTTGGCTCTCGCAGAATACAACAAAGAGCTACAGGCTGAGCTCGAAAAAACAAAACCCAAGGTAGATTTCTATGATCAATTTACGGATGCCAATGGTCAGTATGGCTTACAAAATGCTGGCCGCTGTCTTGGTCTGCCGCCACGCAAATTTATCGATAGCCTGCAAGAGTATGGATACCTGTTTCGTGAAGGCGGCCAACTTATCCCCAAAAGCCAGTACATCGAGCAGGAATTATTCACTGTAAAAACTACCCTCGTTGATAACAGAGCGTATTTGCAAACTTTCGTGACACCAAAAGGCCTGCAGTATCTTGCAAGACAAGTCGACGCTGACCAGCAGATGATGTTGTTTGTGAATAAGGAGATGAACTGATGCACGCAGTGAATTATTCTTTGGTGCGGCGTGGGGGTTCGGTCCATGCATCGATTGAGATGCCCATAGTACGCTTAAAATTTAATAGGCTTTTTATTGTTGCGTTAGGAGACTTATCACGCAGAAGTTTTTGCAGATTCGGTGGTTCCATAAGAGCTACCTTTCTTGCGACAGCTAAAAGGCTCATGTTTTGTTTGTTAGCCCATTGTAAGACTAGTTGTGCACCACGCGTGCCAGGTATCAATGTACTGGGTTTTCCCCTTCTGCCTGTAACCATAACTGTCAAATATCTTATTTTTAAAAATACGTCTATTAATGTATTTTATTGTTTGAATATTATGTTTTTATATAATATATTATTATATAACATAAATCACTATATTGGAGGCACCTCATGTTAACCGAACAAGACCAAGAATTACGCAAAGGCAAAATAACTAGTACTCGTATTGCCATGATTGCAGGGTTATCCAAATATGGTGGTCCAATCGACGCATATCAGGAAATCCTGGGAATTGGTCCTGAAAAAGAAACCACGGCAGATATGCAACGCGGGCATTACCTCGAAGACGCATGTCTACATTGGTACAGAGATCAATATGGCGTGGCCATTACGCCTGGCAAAACATCCATTCACCCACAATTTGAATGCTTTGCAGCAACGCCCGATGGTATTGCAGAGAATGGTAGTAACAAAATAGTCATCGAAGCCAAATCACCACGCGAAGCATCTCATTGGGGTGAAGCCAATACCGATGACATTCCAGATTACCACGTCTGCCAAGTGGCATGGGAAATGGCTTGCTTGGATATGTCCAAAGCCCATGTGGTAGCCTATGTAAACCATGAGTTTCGTTGCTACAAGATTGAGCGCGATAAGGATTTAGAAAACCAGCTCATCGAAATAGCCCATACGTTTTGGCAAAAACATATTCAAAGCAAAACACCTCCTGAAGCTGATGCGTCGAAATCTTATGCCGATTTTTTAGCACGAACATTTGCCAAGCATAGTGACAATCTGATTGCTGCTGATAACGAAGCAACAGCCTGGGCCATGGAATATTTCAAGAACCGTAAGCAACGAGAAACATTTGAAGAACGTGAAGAAAAAGCCAAAAACCATCTCAAGAAATTAATCGGTGACAACTATGGCATGCGTGGTGATGGCTTCACTATCGTTTGGCGCGAAGTCAAAGGTCAGAAGTCCATTGCCTGGCAAGAAATTGCCAACAAACTTGGTGTGACCCAAGACATGATTCATGAGCACACCTGCCTTGGTAAAGCTCATCGCCGATTCAATGCAACGTTGCTTGCGGAGTTGGTGCCATGAGTACAAGAACACTTGTGCAACGCACAAATATGTACGTTTTGCGACCGACAAACTTCAACGAAGCATTACAATTTGCAGAGTTGATTGCCAAAAGTGACTTTGTACCGAGAGACTACAAAGAAAAACCAGGCAATGTACTTGTGGCGATCCAAATGGGTTCTGAACTTGGCCTTGCTCCCATGCAAGCGCTACAAAATATTGCAGTTATCAATGGCAGACCAACAGTATGGGGTGATGCAATGTTGGCATTGGTTACTGCGCATAAAGATTGCGTGGATATCCAAGAAAGTATTGATGATGAAAAAGCCACGTGCACGATAAAACGCCGCGGTCGAAGTCCCATTACACGCACCTTTACAATAGCAGAAGCAAAGCATGCAGGACTCGCTGACAAACAAGGTCCTTGGAAACAGTATCCTAAACGCATGCTACAAATGCGAGCGCGAGCCTTTGCATTACGCGATGCGTTTCCAGATGCGCTGAAGGGTCTCAACATGACTGAAGAGGTCATGGATTATGATGAATCACCGGCAACGACAACTTTTACTTACGTGAATGGCCATGAACCACAAGATGAACAGGCATATGAAGTGGCGAATGAATCACAAACAATGGGCAAACCAAATTATCTGGAACTAATACAACAAGCACAAACTTGCGATGAGCTACAAAAACTTGGAGCTGACATCAAAGCTGCAGAGCTTAAACCTGAGCTTCGTGACGAGTTAAGACAAGCATATACAAAAAGATGGCAAGTATTATCCGTGCCCAAGACTCAAAAAGTATCAGCCAAACTTAAATCGCGATTACGAGCAGACACTCTCATCTCGGAACCAGTGACATGATGCCAAAAGAGGAAATTGTTTCTGAAGGATTGCTTTCTGTTAAGCAAGCAAAAAAATTTCTTGGCATTGGTCTTTCAACCACCTATCGCCTGATGGATGCTGGGAAATTGCGGTACGTTAAAATTGGTAGAATTCGCCGCATCCCCAAAAACGAATTGATTCGCATCTCGGCAGAAAATCTCCAGGGCGGTTGGGATAGCAAGGTGTAGCCATGCCGCGAACAAGACGAGGTAGGGGAGAAGGCTCGATTTATTATCGACCAGATCGAGGTGGCACTTGGGAAGCTCAAGTAAGTCTCGGTTACGATCAAAAGGGTCAGCGCATTCGTAAAACTATTTTTGGCAGATCGAAAAAAGCAGTACAAGACAAACTCGCGGCACTACAAAATGATGCAACAACAGGTCATGTGACTTCAACCCAAATGAATATGGAACAATATCTAAAACATTGGATCGAAGCACGTACAAGTGAACTGCGAGTCACGACGGTTCTTCGCTATCAAGAAATCATACGACTCCATATCAATCCGTTTATTGGCCAGTTGAAACTCACAAAAATTGAACCAAGCCACGTGCAACGACTTTACAATACGCTTAAAGAACAAGAACGCAGTAATCGTATTATGCAACTTGCTCATATTGTTTTGTCTGCTGCACTGAAGCAAGCGTGCCGATGGGGTTACTTGCGTATTAATGCATGTTCCTTGGTACAGAAACCAAAATATCAACGCAAAGAAACAGATGTATGGACCGTTGATCAATGCCTCACTTTTTTTGAAGCATCAAAATTAGACCGCTATTATGCACTGTATGTTTTGGCAGCAACGACCGGCGCAAGACTTGGAGAATTGTTGGGATTACAGTGGAAAGATATCGATCTTGAAAAAGGTCTGGTACACATTCGTAGAACTTTGATCGAATTGCCTGACAAATTTGTACTTGGTGAGCCAAAAACCACTCGCAGTAAACGCCCCATATCACTACCAGAAATTGCCATCACTGCTTTCCGTGAACACCGCAAAAAAATGTTTACTGAGGGGCATGCGGGTCCAAAAGTATTTTGTGATACAAAAGGTGGTTATGTCCATCGCGATAATTTACGTAATCGCTCGTTCTACAAAATCATCAAACAATCAGGTCTTCCTAAAATTCGCATTCACGATTTACGTCACACACTTGCAACATTATTACTCAAAGCTGGAACACATCCTTCTATTGTTGCAGCACAACTTGGTCATGCCAGTACAAAAACTACCCTCGATATTTACAGTCATGTGCTGCCTGAAATGACTCGTGATGCGGCACAAAAAATCGATACTACATTTAATGAAGCCCTGAGATTGGCAGGCATTAGGCAGGTAACGGATCAAAATGACGCACCTTCCAAATAACAATCTTCAATACATTCAATAGAGTTCATGGCGCGCCCGGCATGATTCGAACATGCGACCTACGGATTCGTAGTCCGGCGCTCTATCCGGGCTGAGCTACGGGCGCGTGGGGGTGTTTATAAACGAGTGGCCTAAGAGTTGTCTAGTAAAAGTTTGGGTAATGTTGGGTGTTCAAAATTAACATCTAAACCCGACACGATGGCCAAGCGATATAGCGCGAGTCCCTCCAAATGGATGACGCTCGCTCCTCTCCCACCGACAGCTTGTGTCCACAGCTCAGATTCATAGCGACCCATTGCCTCTAAACCCGTAAGAAACACACCAAGGTCTTTTCTCATCAATCCACTAAAACACATAACGTAACCACCGCGTAATCCTGATGCAAATTGGTGGTGGCGCAATAATTCAAATAATTGGCGACGATCTCCTGTAAGATAAAGCCCAAGACTCCACAAACGGAATACGTTAAAAATTTCATGGAAATACAAATTAACATCGGTTGCCACTTGAAAAAGTCTTTTTGCAAGGTTGATGTCACCAAGCGCCACGGCGCCGTATGCTGCTTGCACCGTCGCCAAAGCCCTTCCGCCCAATACGTCACTGTTTTTATCAATACGATATTTGCCAACACGCAATTCATCGTGAAGGTCAACGATTGATTGAATGGACAAGCGAAGTGTACTTTCCCACAAATTCTTGTCGCGCTCTAAAAAAAATCGGCAATGGGCACGGGCCAATGTTTTTTCAAACAGCTCCATCACCCATTGCGGTTTGGGCAATTGATCCTGTAAGCGATCAAGTTGACT